GGGTGCGGGTCCAGGTACAGCCGCACCAGGCCACACACCAGCAGCACCACAGCTGGCTGCAGGTTGGCACAAAAAAAGGGGCCCGGCTGGGCCCCTGCGGTTGCCTGTGGCCAGGGTGGCTCAGGCGTATTTAGTGGCGTCAAACGGGGTTTGAGCCAGCAGGCGCACAGCGCCGGCATTGCGCACGTCAGACACAGCCAGGCCCCAGTTGGTGGGGTTGGTGATGGCGGCGTTATCAGTGGCTGCACCAGCAGCACCCAGCCAGGTGAATCCAAACAGGTGGTAGCCGTAGTGGTAATCCACGGACACCACGGATTCCTTGGACAGGATGTTGCGATCTGCCTCAATTCGCATTTCCTGCTGCACACCCTCAGCAAGGGCTGCGTCGCTGAACATGTAAATCGGGTAGATGGTTTGGGCACCAGTTGCAACGGTACCGGCGCCAGCTGCAGTGGCCTCAGCCTTAGTCAGGGCCTTAATGTTGTCGGATACGACAACACGCATGCCTGCAAAGTAGGCCACGCTTGCATCAGTAATCCCGACGCCACCGCCACCCCATTTAATGCCTTGCCCGGTGCTCAAGCTATCGCTTGAAAACGTGAGCATGCCCGTCTGCTGCAGGTAGTAGTAGCAGGCGCTATTCATTGCGATAACTCGCAACTCATCGCCCCGCTCACCTAGTGCAGCTTTGGCAGCAATCACGCTGGCAACGCTAGGGAAATTGGCCGCAGTTGGTGCAGCGTTGGTGGCATTGGCCACGCTCACAGTCAGCTTGGCAACGCCAGTGGCGGTGCTGCCAAACAGGCCGGTCAGCATGCCAAACAGGGCCGTTTCTTTGACCTTGTTGACTGCATCGGCAATCTGCATCCGCAGGTGGTTGAGGGGGTCAACTCCCATTGCCATCATGCTGATGTCGTCCGCTGCAAACGCAAATCCACGATGCAGGATTGGGCACACCTGCGTAACGGCAGTCACACGCTGCGGTGTGAGGTAGCCGCCCTTAGATTGGCCCCAGGTGTTGTTGGATTCAATCGACTCCTCAATGGGGTTGATGCTGCGCCACGTGGGCACAGTCACCGTGGTGCCGCCACTGCGGGCATCCAGGGCGCTGTTGCGCACCACCACGCCGCTGCGCAGCAGTTGCGACCGCTCATGGATGGCCTCAGCCACGACCGCGGCGTAGTTGGGCAGGCTGATAACGTCAGCCAGCTTTGTACCGCCCCAGGGTGCCACCAGGGTTTGGCCCGCGCTAGGCGGGGTGCCCCATACGGCGCCAGGTGCGGCGGTACCAGTGTTGATGTAAGGAACGCCCACTGTGGGTGCCTCCGATTAGTTGGGTGGGTTAGCCGTGTTCACCCACGCATTGCCTCAGCCTTTAGGGCTGCAGCCAGCTCTGGGTTTTGCATCTCCAACGCAATGGCGGCGGTCAGGTTGCCGCTGCGGTAGGGGTTGTCCACACCGGGGGCCACGCTGGCGCCCTGCGGTGCTGCACCCATGCCCCTGGCACTGCCGGCGGCAAAGTGGTGCGTCCAGCCACTGTTGGGGTTGCGCAGGCCGGCCAGGTGGTCAGCCAGCGGCACCTCGGCGCCACCAGCCAACACCACCACACGCCCATCGCCATCGGTGCGCAGTTGCTGGGCCAGTAGGCCATACAGCTGCTCCGGGGCCAGGGCATTGGCACGCGATAGCTCGCCCAGCGCCGCGGCTTTGAGCCGCTCCTGCTCGGCGGCCTGTTGCACGCTGCCCAGCTGCGATTGCAGCTCAGCCAGTTGTGCATCACGGGCCTTGATGGTGGCCTTTGCGTCCTCCCACAGTTGCTTGAACTGCCCCTGTTCCTCCAGTTGCTTGGCCGCACCTGCCTGGGCTGCCGCTTGCATTGCCTCCAGCTGGGCCTGCAGTTGCTCCAGCTGTTTGCGTGTGGCGGCTGCCTCGTTTTTGGCGTCGCGGGCTTGGCTGTTGGCCAGGCCCAGCTTGACCCGTAAACGTTCCTCCTCGGCGGGGTTGGCGGCAGCACCTGCAGGGGTGATGCCGGCGTCTGCCGGGGTGGTGGGGGCGTTGAGCATGTCGGCCGTCACGGACTGGCCAGTGGCAGGGGGCACGGCCACCTCTGCTGCATCAACGGGCATGGGGTGCGGGTTGGGGTTGCTTGAACGCTCCGACTGTAGCTCCACCGGCGCCCAGTGGCACCCAGGGGCAATCAGCGGGTGGCCTTAGGGCCAGCGCAGGGGCGGCGCAGGGGGCAATGGCACCGGGCACCAGGGTGGTGGCGGCACCAGCAGGCACAGGGCCCACACGGGCACCGGCACGGCCTGCCCAGGTGGCGGCGCTGGCCACACGGGCACCGGCACGTGGGGTGGCAGTACCACCTAGCGGCTGTCGCCGGGGCTGCCCCACTGCACGAGGAGGGCCAGGATCACTTCAAGCCATTTCGCCAGATTGGTCTCTTGGCGCTGGCGCATCTCGGGGCAGACCTCGGTGAACTTGATCGGCCCCTTGAGGCTGGTCTCCTTGCGCAGTATGTCCAGTTCGCCGTAGAGGGCTTTCTCACAGAACAGCAGTGACTCGCGGTTGTAGAGCACGCTGCTGAGCATCAGCACCGCCAACAGGCCGAGAAGGATGCCGGTGGGGCCGATGCGGGGGAACTGCATCAGTAGATCTTGCACTCCGTCCAGCTGGCACCGGCGTAGGCGTTGATGGCGTAACCGACTACGGGGTGGGCTGCGAAGTCGTAAGCGAAGTAGCGCATAAACAGAATTGCCCTCTTGCTGTCTGTGTGCCTTGTGTACTTCATGGTGTACTCCATGATCTGAGCGTCGCTCTTGGGAGACTCCAGCCAGTTCACGTCGATGTAGCAGTGCGTTCCGGCTTTGACGCGGTTGTCGCCATCTCCGTAATGCAGGTCCAGTATCCACATGCCGCCTGCAGAAGCGGTGGTGTCGTCGTGTACGACATCAAAGGTTCCGTCTATCTGATGGAGCATCCCTTCACGCAGCCATCGCTTGTTGGTGCCGTTTGGCGCTTCCGTGTTGGCGTATAGAGCAGGGGTCACGGGATTCGTACCTGCAACAAAGCTCCACCGATGGTGCGTCCCACCCTTTGCAGGCTGCCAGCTAAACTGATCGACGGTGCCAGATGCACCGGCGTCGAACTGGGTAGGCGTAGAGACACTGGGGAAAACACGGGCAGCTGCAGCTTTCACCGCATCGTCAAAGGCAGTAGTAGACAGACCGCCAACGCCTGAACTGGATGTGACATCTACCACCGTGCCGCTGGTGGTGTCGGTGGTTAGTGTGTTGCCGTCAGCCTTAATGTTGTGCAGGTCCGCTGTAGGCGACATGGCGCCAATGCGATACACCGCACCTGCACACGCCTCGCTGATTGTGGCTGCCAAAACATAGCTATCGGTGGCGTCTTTCCAGAACCAGTGCAAGCTGCTGAACCGGCTGTTATCTGCCTCTAAGTGCAGCATTTGGGCGCCGGCATGGGAGGTAGAATCAGTGGCAAACACGTGCAGGGCGTAGCCGGCCCGGCCGCCGCTGTGCCCCGTTTGGGTGTCCACCACGCTGATGTAGACGCCATCGTTGGTGGGCGTTACACCTTTGAGCAAAATCACTTGGTTGCCGACCATGCCCGCGTTGGCACCCATCGTCACGGTTGCCCCCCAGTGGGGTGTGCTGGCATCCACCCAGGCGGTGCCGTCATACACCTTTAGGTCGTCGGTGTTCTGGTCAAACCACAGGTCGGTTTTGGCTGGTGTGCTGGGCGCCGCCCTGCTGACCGTTACCTGCGGTGCCTTGAGCCGTTTCCATGTGGCGGGGCCCGCTGCTGGCGTACCACCTGGCCCTGCAGGGGTGCCCGCCACCCGCACGAACACCTCGTTGGTGTCATCGCTCCAGGCCAGCACACCAGGCTGCGGCGTGCTGGCCAGCAGCAGCGCCTCCGTTGCAAAGTGAGCAATGGGCTCCTCCACCCAGCTGCCGGTCAGCCGCGTAAATGTGCGCCCGGTGTCTGTGGCGATGGCCGTTTGCCCTTTGACTGGCCACGTAGCTGCCCTGATGTTGGCCTCCGTGTCCGCCCAGGCCGTGGTGGGCAGCCACCCGTTGGTGGTGCGCACATACAGCACGTCATGGGCCAGGTCCAAGGCACGGTCGCCCACGGCGCCGCCAGTGGCAGCACCAGCTGTCCAGGCCAGCACCGCTGCGGTATCAGCCAGCTCCCGCACCACCAGGCAGCGCCAGCCGGTCGCCAGCCGCTCCCACAGGCTGCCTTCATCCAGTGCCTCCCCCAGGCTGCCCACCGCTGGCGTATCAGCCAGCAGGCCCGCCACCGTGTTGTAGGTGCGCACACCCAGTTGCCGCCAGCCGCTGGCCTGCCGGACAAACAGGTTGCCCGTGTCGCCGGCGGTGGCGTAGGTGCCGGGCGTGTCGCCGGTGGCTGCCAGCAGCCCGGCCTCCGTGGTGTAGGTCACCAGGGGGGTGCTGCTGAGCGGTTGCCAGTTGCTGCCCGTCCAGGCGTAGCCCTGCCTGGCGCCCAGCAGGTAGAACGCCTGGCCCACCTGGGTGCCGGCTGCCGGCAGGGTGTTGCCCACCTGCATGGCAGGTATCGGCACGCCGCTGGCGGTACCAGGGCTCAGCACCATGGGGGCGCCGTAGTTGGTGCTGGTGGCGTCTAGGTCGGTGAACAGCAGGCGGTAGTCGGGCATCGGTTGGTGTGCAATGGGGTGGGGTGTGTTGCAGGGGGTTGGTTACAGCCGCAGGCCGTTATCTGTCGCCTTGATGATGTAGGCCAGCACCACGTGGTCGGGGGCTGTTTCAGCATCTCCACCACCTGTAACCGTGGTGGTGTGGCTGTGGTCGCCATCGCTGTCCATCCACCGCCCAGAAACGTTTGTCGTACCCCTTGCGTCGATACCTTCGCCAACTGTTTGAGCAGCGGGGCTATAGCCAGCACCCGAGTAAGCGTTCATCCGCCTTGACCACAGGCCGTGCGTATGGACTCCGGCGGTGTTGGTTGAACCTGTGAAGGCTGTGTTGGGCCGGGCTGTGGTGTAGCCGTGCCGGCTGCCAATCGCGCCGGTCCTGGGCCCTGCGCCCCGCACAAACTGGCCCCGCAGGTCTGGCAGGTTGGCGCCCACCACTGCCACCAGCTTGGGGTAGAGCGTGGCGTTGATAACGGTGCCATCGCACACCAGCCAGCCTGGCGGTGGTGCTGCTGCAGGCCACATCAGGATGGCGCCAATGGGGCAGCCCACGTTGTAAACGGGCACACCCGTGGTCCAGTCAATGGGGTTGCCCTGGCCGCCCAGGGGCAGCCACTGGGCAGCAGCCGCGTCAAAGCTGTAGAGCGCCGGCTTACCGCCTGCCCTGGCGCTTTGCAGCACCAGATACACATCAGCTGGTGGTGCTGAAGCGGGCAGGTTGCCGTCTGCCGTAACGCTGCGCACGCCAGCGTTCAACGGGATGCGGCCCCAGGGTGCTGCCGTGTTGGTGTTGGCCACCGTGTTGGCCAGTGGTGCGCCGATGCCTGTGCCCGTCAGCGCCACTGCCAGCACCGCATTGAGCGCCCTGGCTGTAACGGTCAGCGTGTCGGCTGCGCCTGGCACCGTGGCGCCAAACACCGTTGGGAACGTGGCCGTGAACCACGCCGCCAGCTTGGGCACCGTGGCAGCGGTGTCATCAGCGGCAGCCACGGCAAACACCTGCGGGGCGCTGGCCACGCCGCCCACCGTTACCACCACGCTGTAGCTGCGGCCTGCTGCTGGGGCGCTGGCGGGCAGCTGGATGGTGACGGTGCTGCGGGGGCCGCTTTGCCCTGGTGCCACGTCTGTGGGCAGCACGCCGCTGGTGGCACGCCACAGGCTGCCGTCATGGTTGACGATGCTGCCCTGCTCGTAGTTGCCCACCCGCCACGCCTGGGCGCCGTACAGCTGGTCGGCACGGCTGCGGGCCAGCAAATCCCCGCCGATGTGCACCCAGTGCATGTCAGCAGGTGCACCAGCAGCTGCACGGTTCACCAGCTGCAGCCAGTCGCCCACCTGCATGATGGCGCCGGCCAGGTCGCGCCCTAGCCCGTTGGGGTCGCCGGCCTGCACCACGTAGCCGGCGGTACCAGTCCAGGTCCAGTAGTGGCTGGCCTTTGCTGCTGCAGCAGTGGCGTCAGCGGGGTTGGTGCTGGTTAGGTCTGGCAGGGCGTCAATGGCCACAGCACCTGGCACTGCGGCACCGCCCACCTGTTTGGCGGTGCCCTCAAACAGGCTTAGGGCTGCGATTTTGGCGGCGGTTGCGGCGGTGCTGTAAATCGTGACCCAGCTGTTGCCGTCCCAAACTTTCAGCTCCTCGTTGTTGCTTTCCGTGGTCAGCTGCAGGTCGCCTGGCTCCTGGCCGGTGGCGTGGTCAGCTGCGGCGGCGGTGGTTTTGATCCAGTCTTTGAGGCTGATGCTTTGCCAGGCGCCGTAGGGCTGCGCACCAGCCAGCCGCTGCACACGTAGCACCACCGGCTGGGTGTTGGCCCAGCCCAGGCTGCCGGCGGCCAGCGTCATGGTTTGGCCCACCTCGTAGCCGGTGCCGGCAGCCGTTACTGCCACGCCCAGCTGGCCATTGGCCTGGGCTGTTAGGGCCACCTGGCCGCCGTTGCCGCGGCCTGCAGTGAACACGATGCCAGGGTCGCTCACGCCAGCATTGGCGGTCACCAGGGCAGCATCAGCAGGGTCCAGGTCGGCCGTAACCACACCCAGGCCGCCGGTGTTGCCAGCGTTGCCATCCCACACAAACACCCGGCCCAGGGGGTTGCCGGCAACGTCCTGTTTCACCAGGTAGGCGCGGCCAGGGATGGGCCTGTTCAGCGGGTTGGGATCAGTGTCGGTGGGCAGGTTGCCCGCACGGCCCACCACACCAAAGCCGGCACTGCTGCGCAGGGTGCGCAGGTTGACTGCATCATCTAGGGCGGCGGGGTCCGCCAGCTCCATCAGGCGGTTGCCGTCGGCGTCAAAGCCAAAACGGGCGCGGAACGGCTGGCCAGACATGTTGTTAGGTGCAGCCGGGCACCTCCCCGGCCAGCCTGCAGACTACTGGCAGGTGCTGCTGCAGGCCAGCAGGTGCAGCCCTACAGGTACTGCACGATGCCCCGCACCACGCTCAGCCCCACGCTGCTGCTCATGGATAGCTCCAGGGCACCGCCGGCCGCCACGCTGGGCTGAAAGCTGAGCACCGGCGGGGCGGTGCCAGTTTGCACCTCATACACCTGGCTGTGCCCCACCAGGGTGGGGTCGTTGCCGTCGCGCATGGCCACCACCTGCACCGTATTGGTGCCGTTAGGGCCCACAGCCCACACCGTGGCCACCAGGGCATCGCCTGTGTCGTCGTGGGCAATGGTTTGCCAGGTGGGTGTGCTGGTGGTGGTTGGCGTACCGCCGGGTGTGGTGGCCGGCGTGGTGCGGATGGTGGGGCCAGGGAACGGGCTGTTGTTACCGCGGATGGGCACGCCGCTGCCCACACCACCACCACCGCCTGCCACGCTGACGCTGGCACTGCCACCACCGCCCGCCATGGCGCCGGCAAACACCCGCGGGTAGATGGGGTCGCCCTGCTGGGCCTTCATGCCGTTGGGCAGCGTCATGCTGCGGGCCGGCGGCCGTAGGGCCACACCACTGCCCCAGCCGGCGCCAGTCTTGGGCCCGTAGAACAGCAGGTCTGCTGTGTCCACGTAGAAATCGCCCTGTTTGCCGTCAGTGGGCAGCGGCATGCCAGGGCCGTGCAGCACGCCGTTGCCGTCGGTGCCGGGGCGGCCGTTAGGGCCAGGGGGGCCAGGCGGGCCCATCAGGCCCTGGGGCCCCTGCGCCTGGCCGCAGTCAATCACCAGGCCGTTGCTCAGGCTCAGGTACAGCTTGCCGCTGACGATGGCGGCACTGGCAACGTTGATGGTATCCACGGGCAGGTGGCAGGGGCAGCTGGGTGCAGACTAGCGGCAGCCCGTCAACCGGGCCCCCACCATTGGCTCAGTTGGCGGTAGTGGGCATCGGTGGTGGCGCTGGCGTACAGGGCCTCCACCAGCTGCGCCAGGTAGGGGCGCTCCCAGGGTTGGGCAGCATCGTGCAGGCTGCGCAGCTGCGCTGGGGCCTGCAGGTTGCGGGGCCAGGTGCGCACCACCTGCAGGCCATTGGCCAGGCGTGCGCTGTCTGCGGGGTCGTGGTAGGCGGTGGGGGTGCGCGTCATAGACCTAGGGCTTTGGCGTTGTTGATGGCGCTGAGCAGATAGGTATCCACCCAGCTGTAAAGCTCCGGCGCTGCGGCCTTGAGCTGGGTGGGGTTGAGCATGTACTGCACAAACGCCTCCGCGAACCGCTCCATGTGGTTGGTGTCGCCGTAACGGCTGACGGCCGCCAGGTGGCCGGCCAGGTAGTTGCCTGGTTTGGTTTGCGCCACCACGGCCCGCACGGCTTTGGTGGTGCTGGCACTGCCAACTGCCCGCATGTGCACCTGGTGCCCTAGCTCGTGCACCCAGTTTGTCAGCCACTGGGTGCGGGGGTCGGTGTCGCGGTTGTCGCCAGTGGCCAGCCAGCGTGGGTTGCCGCGGCTGGCAGCCTGCAGGGCGTCCTGGGTTTGGCGCACCATGTTGCGGGCCGTTTGCGGGCCCACGTTGTTGATGTCGGCCCGCAGGCCCAGGTTGATGTGCCCACTGGTGGCGGTGGTGTAGCCGCCCACGTCTTGGCCCTGGCTGGCCATGGGCATGTTGGGGCCCCGGCCAGCTTTCAGCTGGGTGGCATGGCTTTGGGCCACCCACTGGCGCTGCTCCAGCAGGTTGCGGTCAGCGGGGTCGGCCCAGTCGGGCCAGTTGTCCAGGCTGCGCTGCAGGCTGCGGGCAGCACGGTCCTGGCTGGCGGCCAGCACGTCGGTGGCTTTGGTGTTGCGCAGTACCTCGGCCATGGCGGCGGCGTCGTTTTGCGAGTCACCGATGTTGTAAAACCGCGTGCTGGTGCCCCAGCGGCGGGCAAACTCATCCGCCTTTTGCCAGTGGGGTGCGGCCAGCGGGTCAGCGTCGGTGGCGGCCTGGCGCAGGTTGTCCCAGCTTTTGGCGGGGTCCAGCGGGCCCGGTTTGCCGGGGCGCCGCATGATGGCCTGCGCCCTGCCACTGGCAAAGGTGTTGTCCGTCAGGGTGGGCAGCTGCGCCAGGGGCGGGCTGGCTGGGGCTGCCGGCGGCGGCGCTGGTGGTGGTGTGGGCGCCGGCTTTGGCGTGGCCTTTGGCTTTGGTGTGGGCGCCGGCTTTGGCGCAGCAGCAGGCGGCGGCACGGCCGCTGGCGGCGCCGGGGTGGGCTTTGGCGTGGCCTTGGGCCGTGGTGCCGGTGGTGGCGCTGCCGGCGGCGGCGGGGGCGCCGGCCGTGGGGCCCGCGGCCGCGGCGTGCGGGCTGCACCACCAGCACCAGGTGGCACCGGCCCGGGCCCCTTGGGCTTGGGCTGTGGCACCCGTGGCGCC